ACATCACCAACAACGATTACTTTGGTGAAATCGCAAACATGGGCGACAGTGTCAAAATCATTAAAGAACCTGAAGTGTCTGTCCAGAGCTATGCTCGTGGTACACAGATCACTGCTCAAGATCTGAATGACGAAGACTTCACCTTGGTTGTTGACCAAGCTAACTACTACGCTTTCAAGATTGATGACATCGAAGCTGCTCACTCACATGTGAACTTCATGCAGATGGCTTCTGATCGTGCAGCGTATCGTTTGCGTGATCAGTATGACCAAGATGTCTTGGGTTACTTGTCTGGTTTCTCACAGTCTGCAAAGCATGTGAATCCTGACACAGCTCGTACAGCAGCCGCTGGTACTAAGGCAGTTACTGCCGCTGGTGCTGATGAGTTGTTGGCTACTATGAAGCTGAAAAAAGGTAGCTTTGGTAACATCACCACAGGTTCTGCTGGTGAGCATTCCATTCCTTTGGCTCCCCGCCTTCCCGGTGCAACAGCCTTGCCTACAGACGTAGCATCACCTTTGATGGTTGTGTCTCGTATGGGCCGCTTGTTAGATCAACAGTTTGTTGATTCCGCTGGTCGCTGGTTGGTGGTCGATCCCGTGTTCATTGAACTGTTGAAAGATGAAGACAGCCGTTTGTTGAATGGTGACTTTGGTGGTTCTGGTTTGCAGAACGGCTTGGTCATTAACAACTTGCATGGCTTCCGCATCTATGTTTCTAACAACCTGCCAAAAATTGGTACTGGTCCCGGCACTACAGGTACGGCTAACCAGAACACCAACTATGGTGTGATTGTTGGTGGTCATGACTCTGCTGTTGCAACTGCTCAGCAAATCACTAAGACCGAGACATATCGTGATCCCGACAGCTTCGCTGACATCGTGCGTGGTATGCATCTTTATGGTCGCAAAATCTTGCGTCCTGAAGGCATCGTCACTGCTAAATACAACGCTGCTTAAGGAGAACGATAATGGCAACTGTTACAACTTTGGCTGGTTCAGCCTCCGCTGGTCGCACCGCTGGTGCTGTCCCTTACTTGGTCGATGTTACTATTGACTTCGCTGCCGCAGCTACAGCTAAAGGTTCTGCCTTGGCTGCTGCTGACGTTATTGAGTGTATCAATGTTCCCGCTAACACTCTCATCTTGAATGCTGGTATGGAAGTTGTCACCGTCTTGGGCGGTGAGTCTAACGATACCACTTTTGACTTGGGTGTTACTGGTGTTGACGCTGACGTATTCGTTGATGGCTTCGATGCTGACGCTGCTACTGCTGGTGCTTATGCCCAGAATGCTGCTGCTTTCCAGCCTATCGTGAATGCTACTGCTGACACTATCGACTTGTTGATCGCTACTGCCACTACTGCTCCCACCTCTGGTGAAGTGCGTGTATGGGCTGTGTTGATTAATGTTGATGGTCGCCCAGCCCGTGCTTCCGTTGACCGTGAGCAACTGGCCTAATAGCTAGTTGATGTGGGAGGGGCTTAATCGCCTCTCCCATTTCTGTATGCTCTATTAGAGAGCGTTTTTAAAACTAAGAGGATTCTCTAATGGCTATTACATCTGCCCTTTGCACAAGCTTCAAAAAAGAATTGCTTGAGCGTAAACATGACTTTAATGCTACAAGCGGTCATACATTTAAGATTGCTTTGTACACATCTTCAGCCACCCTTGGTGCTTCAACCACAGACTATACAACCTCTAACGAAGTTACAGGCACTGGTTATACTGCAGGGGGTATTGCTCTAACAAACATTGATCCTACTAGCAGTGGTACTACAGCATTCATTGACTTTGCTGATGCTACTTGGGCTAGTGCAACCATCACTGCTGCTGGTGCTTTGATTTATAACACAACCACTGACGGTGGCTCAGCTACAACTAATGCTGTAGCTGTCATCTCTTTTGGTGGTGATAAAACATCTACCAACGGTGACTTTGTAATTCAATTCCCCACAGCAGACGCAAGCAACGCTATTGTTCGTATCGCATAAGGAGTCGTAGGTTATGGCTACGACAACCCGGTCGGGTGCAATATATGGCATTGGCACATACGGGACATCTCGTTATGGTGTAAGCAATGTTGCATATGTTCCCGATGGGTTGCAAGGCACAGCAACATCCGATAGTGGTGTTGTTATTAGTGGTGATGCTAACCATGTAGTTGTTAGCTTAGTTGCTGTAGGTGCGACAGGTAGTGTAGGTGTAGTAGGCGTAGCGGTTACTAGCCTAGTTGGTGTATCTGCAACTGGCTTTGTCAATGATGGCGTATCGTTTAGTTTAGGCTGTAGGTTTGAAATTGGTAGCGTTAGTGCTACAGGCAGCGTAGGTGATGTCACTGTTGTTGCCAAGGCAACCACTAGTTTAACTGGTGTAGAAGCACAGGGAAGTGTTGGTAGTGTTGTTGTAATTGCTAAGGCAGTTACATTACTGACAGGCGTAGAAGCCACAACAGCTATTGGCACTGTTGATGTTAGATCTATCAACAGAATTCCTGTAGATGGTCTTGAAGCAACAACCTCAATAGGTAGTGTTGTTGTAGTGGCAAAAGCCACAACAGGTTTAGTTGGTGTTGAAGGTGTTGGTAGTTTAGGCAGTGCTGTTGCAATAGCTAAAGCCTTAGTAGCAATATCTGGTGTAGAAGCCACAACAGCTCTTGGTGATGTTGTAGCAGCTAATAATGCTAGACCCACCTTCGATGGTGTGGAAGCTACAGGCGCTGTAGGTATAGTAGCTGTTACAGTTACTGTATTTGATTATGCTGCTGTAGCTTCGTTATATGATAGAAAACGCACTGTGTATGTTGAGAGACAAAGCACAGGCAAAGAAAGAACAGTGTTGGTGTTAGCGGAGTCTCGTAGAGTATATGTGGATAGACATCCTACAAGATATGATAGAACATCTTATGTGGCTACTGAGCCTAGACAAGCATATACATATAGAAAATCCACTTCTGCTGATAGAAGTGCTTTAGTGGAGTAGGAGTTTAATAATGTCTTTTCGTTGGCCCAATAAAGATCCTGATGAAACTTTAGACTACAGTGTAGACTGGTCTAGGTTTTTAGATACAGCAACTATTAGTAGCTGTTCTTGGTTTGTTGATAATAGCTCTGGTGTAAAAACTGCCATTACAGCAGGTAACACAGTTAATGGTATTCAGAACGTAGCACAAACTATCTCTGGTAGTGTCACCACTATCAATCTTGGTTTAGGTACTAACAACACTGAGTATAAGTTTTATTGTAGAATTACAGATAATAGTGGTAATGTAGCTGAGCGAGTCACTCGTTTGCGTGTTAAGGAACAATAAGAATGGCATACAACTATCTTGGACTTACCAATGAAGTTAATAGAAGGCTTAACGAAGTTGAACTAACTTCTGCAAACTTCCCTACAGCTACTGGTTTTTATGCACACATCAAAGATGCTGTGAATGCTGCTATTAGAGATATCAACCACACTCACTATGAGTGGCCTTTCAATCATATACTTGCTGAAGAAACTTTGACAGCAGGTACAACTAGATATGCTTTTCCCTCTGATGCTAGCACCATTGACTTTGATACTTTCCGTATCAAGGAAGACGCTACTTTAGCTAATGAGACAGTTAGACTTAGCATCATCACTTATGATGACTACCTTCAGAGATATGTAGATCAAGAATATTCTACTGATTCTAGTAAGCGTGATGTTCCTTCATATGTATTCCATGCTCCTAGTTTAGAGTGGGGTGTTGTTCCTGCTCCTGATCAAGCATATGAAATTGCTTATGAATACTACAGAATTCCTGTAGATCTTTCTAATGCTACAGATGTTCCTTCTGTTCCTGAACGATTTAAACAAGTTATTCTTGATGGTGCTATGTACCATGCTTATATGTTTAGAAGCAATGAACAAGCAGCTTCTCTTGCTAAGGCTAAGTTTGATGAAGGCATTAAGAAGATGAGGATTCTTCTTATCAATAAGTATGTGTATATGCAATCTACTGCCATCACACAAACGTCTGCTTTTGGTGGCTTCGGTGATAGGGTTAAATAATGGCTGATGGATGGCAAACATATCCATTTGAATTTCGTGGTGGATTGATTTCAAATCTATCACCGCTTCAGCATGGCACACAAGCTCCCGGTAGCGGAAGACTCATGAAGAATTTTGAGCCTTCTGTTGATGGGGGCTACATGCGTATTGAAGGCTATAACAAATATGATAGTGCTTTCACACCCGCATATGGTGAGCCTAGAGTGCAGGGTAGTGGTCAGACTGGCACTACTTTAATAATCTCAAACATACTTACTACTCCTATTGCTGGGGATAAATTTACAATTGCTGGTGTAACTGGTACATACACCATCGCTGCTGCTGGTGTTTCATATAGCTCCACATTTAAAGTTGCTACAGTGACACTCACAACGTCTTTAGCTTCTAGCCCAGCAGATAAAGCAGCCATTACATTTACATCTCACACTGGGCTTGTCAAAGGTGTAGCAGCATGGAACAATCTTGTTGTTGCTGCTAGAAACGCTGATATCTACACAACCACTGGCACAGGCTTTACTAAGATAAGTAAGCCCCATTACGGCACAGTGCTTGTCAATGGTGGTAGTCAGACAGGCACTAGTCTTATTATGGATGGGCTGATTAAAGCTCCACAGATTGGTGATACTTTCAGTGTTGCTGGTATTGAAAAAGTGTATACAGTGTTGGCTGTACCCACGGTGACTTCTACATCTGCCACTGTATCCATAAATCCAGCACTAGCTTCTAGTCCTGCTGATAATGCTGCCATCACTTGGTTATCTGCTAATAGAGCTAGTAATTTCAAGACACGCTTCAGTAAGTATAGACTGAATAACACTGAAAAGATTGTTGGTGTTGATGGAACTAATTATCCATTCATCTATGATGGTACAACATTTAAAGTGTTGTCAGATAAGACAACAGATATTTTAGGTGCTCAGTTTGTTATTAGCCATAAGAATCAATTGTTCTTTGCTAAGAATGAGAGCATCGTCTTCACAGCTCCATACACCGATGATGACTTCACCGCTGCTGCTGGCTCTGGCATCATTAATGTTGGTGGAATCATTACAGGTATTATTGTCTTTAGAGAAACACTAATAATCTTTACAGAGAAAACTATTAGTCAGCTTGCTGGTACAACCATACAAGATTTTGTTTTACAGCCCATCACTAAAAATGTGGGGTGTGTGGCTTCTGATACCATACAAGAAGTTGGTGGTGATGTTATGTTCTTAGGTCCAGAAGGACTAAGGCTATTGGGAGCTACTGACCGTATTGGTGACTTCAGCTTGGGTGTGGTATCTAAACCTATTCAAGCTGAGATGACTTCTTTGATTAATAGTAACTCAACCTTTGCTAGTTGTGTTATTAAACAAAAGTCACAATATAGAATATTTGGATATAATAGTAGTATTACATCCTCTAATGCTAAGGGAGTTCTTGGAACACAGATGACTGGTGAGTCTTCTGGTGGTGTAGCATGGGCTGAGCTAGTAGGATTTAAATGCTACGTTGCTGATGGTGATTATCAAAACCAAACAGAAACCATTGTATTTGCTAATAATGATGGGTATGTTTATGAGATGGAACAAGGGAGTAGCTTTGATGGCTCAAACATCATTGCATCCTTTGCCACCCCCTATGTACCTATTAATGATTTTAGGCTTAGAAAGACTTTTTATAAGCTTTACCTCTATACAGATCCCCAAGGATCTGTTACAACATCAGTGAATTTAAAGCTTGATTTTGATGATCAGGGGTCTGTTCAGCCCTCAACAATTACATTATCAAATAGCGCAGGTAGTGTAGGTTTTTATGGTAGCAGTGGTGCTAAATATGGCACAACTGTTTATGGTGATAAGTTGAAGAAGCAATTTCAAACACAGGTGATAGGCTCTGGATTCTCTGTATCGTTACAGTTTGTATCAGATAGCCAAGACCCTCCATTTTCTCTGGACGCTGCAACGCTAGAGTATGCCACACATGATAGAAGATAAGGAATAGTTATGACGGGATATGTTCGTAAAGATACTACCAACAACATTGCCGATGGTAATGTAATTAATGCTGCCGACTTAGATGCTGAGTTTGATGGTGTACAAGATGCCTTCAATGCTTCTACAGGACACAAGCATGATGGTACTGCGGGTGAGGGAGCAACCATTAATGCTCTTGGTCCTACACAAGATGTAACTGTTTCTGCCTCTTTGGTGGCTCCTAAAACTACAAACACTGTAGACATTGGTAGCAACTCTTTAAAATTTAAAGACTTGTTCTTAGCAGGTAATGCTAGTGTTGGTGGCACATTGGCTGTCACTGGTGTGGCTACGCTGACAGCACAGCCCATACTGTCTAGCCTTACAGCAAGCAGAGCTGTATTTACTGATGGTTCTAAGGGCTTGGTGAGCAATGCTATTACTGGCACTGGCAATGTTGTTATGTCTGCATCACCAACATTAACAGGAACTATTGGAGGTGAAAACGCCACTTTATCTGGAACATTAGGTGTTACAGGTGTAGCCACTTTTACAGCACAACCTATTCTATCCTCATTGACAGCTAGTCGTGCTGTATTCTCAGATGGTTCTAAAGGCTTGGTTAGCAATGCCATCACTGGTACTGGCAATGTTGTTATGTCTGCCAGCCCTACACTTACTGGCACAATTGATGCTGCAGCTTTAACTGCTTCAGGCAACGTAACCCTCTCTGGAGGTACTGCTAACGGAGTAGCGTATTTAAACGGCTCTAAGGTTGTTACAAGCGGTTCTGCGCTTACTTTTGATGGAACTAAGCTAGATGTTGTCCAAACTGGAGCAAGTTCTGGTGGCGCTCTTATTCGTGCTTATAACACTACGGATGGTGTTGGGGCTGGTCAAATTCAAATTGCAAAATTTGGTTCTTCTGCGAGTTATGGGCCTTATTCTGCAAACACAGTTGGCGTAAATGCCTCTGGCACAAATTTACTGTTTGGCACAGAATCAAATCACCCTGTCATTTTTTACCAAAACAACTCAGAACAAATGCGCCTAACCAGCACAGGTCTGGGTATTGGTACAAGTAGTCCTGCTTCTGCTTTGTATGTGAAAAGAACTTCTGGCAATTC